ATAGGTGACTCTCGTTTCTTTGCAAGAGAGAATGAGGACAACACAGATCTGTTTGAAAGCTTTGCTTCTAAGGGAATGTTCTTTATACCCTCAAGCGGAGCAGACATTGAGACAGGGCTGTCTGGTTTAGACGAGTGGATGCTATACAATCCTAGCGCAGAGGTAGATGATGCTAATAAACCAATACTCAAGATACACTCATCCTGTGGCAATTTAATACAAAGTTTAATTAACTGGGGACATAAAGGAAAGATAGATGAACCATTGAAGGACTGGATTGACCTTCTACGTTATCTACGCATGGCAAATGATGGCTATGGTCCAGACTATGTTTCTGACACTTCTATGAACACAACAAGAAAATCCGAGGGAGGATATTAATGGCAAAGAAAAGATTATTCCAAATAGCAAAGGAATGTGGAGTTCCTTTTGAAGAGGCTCTAGAGCTGGCGTTTCAGAATCTAGAAGAAGACATGATTACAGGCTCAAAGCATTTAACATGGATTAACGAGAAGGGGCAGGAGATATTAGATGATGTCATACCTATGCCCGATGTCTCAGCCGACAAAGAAGACAAGGAACCAAACAGATTAATATACAGGGGTAAAGTTTTAAGGGAGTGTCCGAACCCTATGTATGTTGCCGTTCATCACCGAGAACGCTTCTGCAAAGTTAACGTAAAGATCACCCGAAGGATGCAAGGACAGCTAATTGGGAAGATGATTTATTTTGAAGAAATTAAGAATGGAGACATAACCAGCTATCATTGGATAAAAAAGATTTGATAGATATGATAAACTAATAAATACCAATGTTAAGCGATAAAATTTCCGAGGAACTAACTTACGTCGGCAAAGAACCAAGTGTTCAGGCTCTGCGTCAAGCATACAATCAAACCGTAACTGAGCTAGACTCTTATTTCGATCTATGTCGTAGTAGCTACGACGACAGACGTAATTGGTGGCCAGGCAAGAGCCGTGACCTGCGTAAGCATGGCTCAGACGCTTTCCCGTGGGAGGGTGCAGCAGACATGGAGTCCCACGTCATAGATGAGCGTGTTACCAAGTTGGTATCATTGTTTATCTCTTCAATGAAGCGAGCTAACGTCAGGGCTTACCCTGTAGAGGTGGGAGATATTTCTCGTTCTAAGCTAGTATCTAACTTCCTCAAGTGGATGGTATCTAGTGGTTACATCCCTCGCTTTGCCCAGGAGATGGAGCTAGGAGCCAACTATATGTTGGAGCGTGGCTTGTTAATTACTTATGTAGGATGGCACAGAGAAGACCGACGCTTCCTTCAGAAGCTAGACATTGATCAGATCGCTCAAATGTCCCCAGAGCTTGCCGCTATTATCTTAGAAGGCAATGATGACGATCAAATCGTCCAACTTATAAAAACAACTTTTGACGGTGTAACTGACCGTAAAGCCAAGAGAGCACTCAAAGAAATACGAAAAAGCGGAGTCACGGAGCTTCCGGTAGTGCGCCGTCAAATTGATGTTCCAGATGTAAAGACACTAGCACCTGATGGAGACTTTATGTTCCCAGCTTATGTCACCGATCCTCAACGCTCACCATATTGCTTCTGGCGCACATACTACACAGCCCAAGAACTAGAAAACAAAGTTGTTACCGACGGATGGGACGAAGACTTTGTAGACTACATGATCGAGCATTACCGTGGGGTAAACATTGATTCTATTGAGCGCGAGCAGGAAGGTCGTCGTTCTATCAGTCTTACAGATTCTGCATACGAAGCTGATGAACTTATCGAGATTGTTCATTGCTATCAACGCTTAGTTGACTCAGAAGACAGTTGTGAAGGTATCTATGAAACCGTCATGCACAAAGACTTTGATGGTAACGAAGGACTAGGAGTTCCAAGCTACGCTAAGTTCAGCCTTATGAATGGCTACGAGGACTACCCAGTTGTAGTTACAAAGCTATCAGAGGACAGCAAACGTCTGTATGATACGCAGACTATCCCTGATGTATTACGTGGCATTCAGCAGCAAGTAAAGGTAGAGCGCGACTCTCGTATTGATCGAAACAGTCTGGCTACCCTTCCACCAATTATGCACCCTGTAGGTAACGCACCTAAAGACTGGGGACCCGGTAGATATATACCATACCGACGCAAGGGTGAGTTTGAGTTTGGTCCTACCCCAAACTTCAATCAAGGTTCTTTAGAAATGGAAAAAACTATGGAGCGACAAGCCAACGCATTAGTAGGGTTAGATTACGAAGACCCCATGAGCCAGATGCGTAGGCAGTTCCTAGTAGACAAGTTCTTAGCCCACTGCGCTAATGTTTTAAAGCTAGCCTATCGCTGCTTCCAAAGGTTTGGTCCAGACAGTATCTTCTTTAGAGTTACTGGTAGCCCAGACCCACAGGTCTTTGACAAGGGTGATCCAGACGAAAACTTCGACATCTTAATTAGTTACGATGTATTGAACTCTGACCCAGAGGCTCAAGAGAATAAACTCAACCAGTTGGTGTCATTGACTCAACTAGACAGGAATGGGAGGATCAGCATTGATCGTCTGCTTGAGGTAGCCGCTAGTAGCATTGATCCAACTCTTGCAGACGCAGTATTGCAACCAGCAGAGGAAGCGCAGGAGCAAATCGTGAAGCAGGTTACAGATGACTTGACAAAAATCTTTGCAGGCATTGAAATGCCAGCTCGTCCAAATGGTGGTCAGATTGCATTGCAAGTTATCGAGCAATATGTGTCTCAACCAGATGTAGCGCAAAGAATAGAACAAGATGAAGCATTCCGAGCTAGAATGGAGAAATACCAGGGTCAGTATGTATTTGCTATGCAGCAAATGGAGAACGCTCAGATTGGTAGAATTGGCACAGACCCCGCTCAAATGGGTGAAGTTGATACTCAAAGCATCTAGCATTTGTTTCTTATTCTTAAACTATAGCGCAATGGCGGATAATAAAACACCCACTGAGTTTGCAAATCGCAGAGTCCAAGAGCAACGCTCGCAGAACTACTTTGATATGTTATCCTTGAACGAGGGCAATAAGTCGAGGGTATACGAAGACAGTAAGGGCAATCGCACAATAGGCATTGGATTTAATCTTGAGGATGCGGGTAACCGTAGTTTCTTAGATCAACAAGGCATTGATATAAACGAATTGTTTGCGGGTAGAGAGCTATCGGACAGGGAGACAAAAACTCTTTATAACCACAGCCTAACCCAAGCATTCAATGACGCACAGCAGTATGACCCTGGCTTTGCCCAAAGACCTGAAGCGGTTAAGATGACGCTTGTTGACATGGCATTTAACTTGGGTTTAACTAAACTTAACAAGTTTGAAAAGATGAAGGAAGGTTTAATGAACAACGACTATCAGACTGCCGCAGACGAAATGGTTGATAGCCTTTGGTATAACCAAGTTCAGTCTCGTGGACCAAGAATGGTTGACGTAATGCGTTCTGCAGCTAGATAATTTATGGAAGAAGATATTCAAACCCTCGCTAACTACGAAGCCTTTGCTCGTTTTATTTATTCTATTGAAGCAGCGCGTGAAGAAGTTATTGCCGACATGGCAAACTCATCTACGGAAGTAATACAGCAATTGAGTGGCCGTATTCTAGCCTATGATGACATCCTAAAGATGGTAAACTGGGACGATCTTCGTGTTCGTCATAGCCAGCAACTTGCATAGGATGTTACAATGAATTTATCGCAATCATCCAGCGTATACGGATGGACGAAATTATGACAGAAGATCACTCAAACGACATCGCCGAGTCGTTAACAAATTCGGTGGCAACAAACATATCAGTGTCCGAGCTTGCCGCTCGACGCTTAGGTGCTAGCCAAGCATCCGAACCAACGGAGGAAGTCGAACAGACTGAAGAAGTTGTCGAGGAAGCGGAAGTTGCATCAGATGAATTGGAAGAAACAGAGGAAGTTGTAGAGGCATCAGAAGAGAGTTCTGAAACCGAAGCAGAGTCTGAAGTGCCTTCTGAAGACGTTCTTTCACAGATTGACCTCGATGAAATGTCGGAGGATGACCTTAGCGAGCTTGGTAAGAAGCTTGGCAGTAAAGCTGTTGAACGGTTTGGAAAACTAACCGCACAACGCAAAGCTGCTGAAGAAGAATTACAAAAGCTACGTTCAAGCATGGAGGCAGATTCTGCTAATCCACTTAAAGGAAATCAGCAAATTAAAAATAATCCCTATGGTAATATTGATACCCTAGAAGGAATTAAAAATAAAGCTGACGAAATAAATGGGATTGTAGAGTGGGCTGAAGATGTATTGTTCAATGCTGATGGTTATGGTCCTGACGACATAGTAACTGAAGTTGAAGGAAAAGAATTAACCAAGGCTGATATACGCAAGAGCTTGCTCAATGCACGTAAAAGCCGCGATAAGTTCCTTCCCGCACAACTAAATGTCCTTCAAGCCAAAGAGCAAGGCCAACAACTCAAAGGTGCTTTTGAACAAAAAGCCCAAGAGGAATTGTCCTGGCTAAAAGGTGAAGACAATGATACTCGTAAGCAATATGAGGCTATGATAAATGATCCACGCTTTGCCGAGCTAGAGGGTGCTATTGCACCTGAAATTTCAGCACAGCTACCATATATCATGGCTCACGCCGCTAACAGTTTATATGGACGCAAGCCAGTTACAGAATCCAAACAATCCGCTAGATTGAATCCACCAAAGCAACCAACTGGTGCAGGTGCTCAATCAGAACGGAAGGTAGATTCCAGGGTCAAGAAAGTAAACGAATATAGAAATCAATTCAGTAAAACAGGCAGCAAGAGTGATTTTGTAACTCTCAGAACCCTACAATTACAAAACCGATAAATTAATATACAATGTCATTTACAAATACATTTGATACTACAAATACAGGGTCGGCTGTTTCTAACCGCGAAGACTTGACTGATGTCTTGACTATCCTCGCTCCGGAAGAAACTCCAATCCTCTCGTCCGCCGATAAGAAAAAAGCTTCCTCAACATTCGTTGAATGGACTGTCGATAGTCTTTCGGCTCCTAGCACTTCTGGTATTTCCGAAGGTGCTGATGTCACAGCTTTCACTGACCAGTTCGCTGGCCGTGCAAAGCTTGGTAACCGCGTTCAAAAGTTCCGCCGTGACTACATGGTATCCGACATGCAAGAAGCTGTCGATTCCGTAGGTCCTGCTAAGATTGCTCAAGCTGAAGCTAAAGCTATCCGTGAACTAAAGCGCGACATTGAAGCAACTCTTGCTTCTGCTAACACTCAAGCTACTGAAAACGGTGCTGGCACAGCCAACGCTCTTGGTGGTCTTGGTGATTGGATTCAAAATGCTGCTGGTTCTGCTAATGTTCCTGCTGCGTTCCAAACACCTGCCGCAAGTATTGTTGATGCTGGTGCTACTCTTAGCGAAAGCGAGTTCAACGGCCTAATCACTTCTATCTTCGGAGTTACTGGTTCAACCAACAATCTTATGCTTGTTGCTGACACCACTCTTCGTTCAGACATCAGTGACTTCGCTCGCACAACTGCTTCTGCTACAGACAATGTTCGCTCTGTAAACTATGACGGCAACAGCGGTGAAATCAAGCTATCCGTTGATCTCTATCAAAGCGATCACGGTATTGTATCCATCGTTAACGGTAACCCAGACTGTATGCCAACTCAAGGCGGCACTGCAGGCATGATGGGCTACTTGGTTAACCCTGAGTACTATGGTGTCCACGAACTCATCCCAATGGGAAGCACACGTCTTCCTAATCTTGGTGGTGGCGAACGTGGTTTCGTTGATTGCGCTTTGACCCTCGGTGTATACCACCCTGGTGCTCACGGTAAGATCGTTGATCCTTCATAATTAACCAAGGAGATATAATACTATGGCTAAATTAACCGTAAATGAAGCAAGTGGTGATTTCACTCACGTACTTGTTCTATCCGCTCAAGACATCGTTAACGCAAGCACTAATCAAACTGTCTGGGGACAAATCCCAGGTGGCGGTGCAGTTGACGTTGCTTTCGCTGTTGAGTCCGTAGCTCTTGTTGGAGCTTCTGACATCACCCTTGAAGTTGGTACTGGAACTGACGACGACACACTTATTGATAGCTTCGACATCGACGCTAACGCAGGTGCTACTGTCTACAACTCTGGAACAGACTTCATCCAAGGCGATGGAAACACAACAGTTAAAGCAGGAGCTTCTCCTGTTGCTGGTTCTGGTGCTGCTGCTGCAACCAATCTTATCTATAAGTTTGGTGGTACAGTTGCTAACCTTACTGCTGGTGAAGTTATCATTGGTGTTCGTGTATTCGACCCAATCCGCTTCTCTGCAAGCTAATTAAATACTGGTTGGGGGGCGCAAGCCCCCCTGCCTTTTTAATATGGATATTATCATTCCCAACATCAAGAAATACTCCGACGGAGAAATTGATCGAGCCTTCATGAAGGAGATCAAAACTGGTTTCAATCTGGAAAAACAGACTGAACAAAAGAGAGTTGCGCAAGCAGCCAAAGAAGCAAAAGAACTAAGAGGAAAGACCCACCCGGTATTAGGTAAGCCAGTTGCTACCATGCCCGCGAGAGAGTTCTTCCGTCTTACAAAGAAGTATGGTCAAGAGACTGTGCATTCTAAAGAATTTTTAAAATATTACAACAAGAAGTTTCCTGAACTAAGCCCCAACAAAATATAATGCAGGACAGAACATATAGCGATTTATTATTTCTTATACAATCTTTAGTTGGTGGGGGTAACCTAACGACAGAAGAACAGGGATCAATAGATAGTTTTATTAACCGCAGGGCGCATGAAGCATTTCAGACTAGCCAAACGTGGCCTAGGTTCTTAGTAAGTTCAGAAGAAAGAGCCTTAGCTCTTTACGAATTATCAGGTGCAACCTCTAGCACTAGCACAACTGTAAATGCACAATATAAATTTTTTGGTATTAACTCTGGAAGTTTTGAATCAGGGGGAGGATCAGCAACGGCTGATACAAATATTTATGTAAATACTTCTTTCGACCCTGCAGTTGGTGGTGCATCAACTTACATTTATAAAAATTCTTCAAACGCTTGGGTTGTTTCGCTTGTTAGTAGTCCAAGTGACACGAGGTCATCGGATGGAAAAATATCACTTAACAGTGCGGGGACAGTTCAATTTACTGAGGCAGATACTAATAAGAACGATACAGTAGAAGGTGTAACAACCTGGACTCCCAGGGCAGGAAATAACCTTCTTTCGGTAGGGGTAAAAAACATAATTCCTTACGCCGAAAAAGGAATAATGAGCGCAGAACCTGTCAAAACAACCATTGGTGAGTTCCTAAAGGTTTATCGAAAGAAAGCGTTTCTCAATGACTCAAGCCTAGAGTATGATTTTTTTGTAGATTCTAGCGGTGCTAATATTCTTAATGTTGCAAACACAACTGATAATGCAGCTTTTGTTACTTACAAGAAAGAACTACCCCAATATACAATTACTAGCATTGATATACCTGGTGAATGGTTTTTCTTTATGGCTCACGGGGCGTATGCCGACTTCCTTCGTATGGAAGGAAAGGTTGAGCAGGGTATGGCAGAGGAAGATGTAGCTCAGAAGTATCTAGCACAAGAGCTAGAAAAAGTAGACAATATGTCTAACAATAATGTTTTTAGAAGGTTCTCAACTCATGGGACTAGACAATCAAGGTAAAATATAATTATGGCAAGTTCAAGAAATAACGCACTGGAGTTTAGCTCCGTAGGTTCAATAGTAATCAATGCAGCCGACGGCGTAGTCACTGGTTCATTTGGAGCAATTCAATTCCTAAAGGATTCAACCCTTAATGGATTGCTTGCTACTAATGTTACTAATTCCGACGATCTCCTTACATCGTTCGGAGCAGGAACAATTATCTATGGTAACTTTACTAGCGTAAGCGTAAGCGGTGCTGGTAGCTTAGTTCAACTACACAAGGTCTAGTATGCACGTTAGCCTTGATTCAGCCCTGGGTCGCCAGCGTCGGCTGAACTCAGTGGGCGAGAGCGTCCTNNNAAGGTTGTGCGTGTCCGTAGAGGAAGCGACAATGCAGAAAGCGACTTTACGGCTTCTGAGGTATCTTCTGGGGCATTGACTTCTTTTGTAAATGAAGATGTAACTATATACCAATCAGATTTTTCAGCAGGAGTAAATGGATTTAACGCAACAAGCACTACAACCATAACGGGTAATCAAGACGGAGTAAGTGATTCAGCTGGAACAAGCAAAGACAATGTATTAAAGGTAGTTAAAGCAGCAGATGCTCAAGGTTATATTCAAAGAGACCAAGGAGTTGTAGCTGGTCTAACTTATACGGTATCTGGTTCATTCTTTGCTCCATCGGCAAACACTTCTGTTGATGGAATAATGATTAAGGATGGATTAGCTGGAAGTAGTCTTTCTGATTATCCAAGCGGATACTTAGTTTCAGATGGGACTTGGAAAGACTTTTCTTTTTCTTATACAGCAACAGCAAATGGAAATCAAAGAGTTCAACTTGGCATTAGTTCTCTTGGCAGTAATCCCAATGGTTCATCTACTGGTTCAACGGGAGACATTGTTTACATAGCTGATTTAAAGTTTGTTGAGACTACATCTAACGGCTTTGTAGAGACTTGGT